TCCTCTGGGGCGGTCGTCGCCTTTTGCGCCTCGCCGTCGGTCTCGGGCGTCGGCCTTCCGGCGTCCTTCTCGGACGCGGCCGCGCCGCCTTCGGCGTGTCGACGTTCCTCGCGGTCTGCTCGGAGTTCGCCGACGAGGGAGAGAATGAGGGTCCCCAGGGTCTCGGTCGAGTCCTTGGCCGAGGTTTCTGGCGCGGGCTCGCTGGGCTGGGCCGCGCCCGCAGACTTTTCGGGGTCGGCAGCCGGGGCGGGTTCCTCGATCGCCCGGCCCTCCAGCAGGTCGAGCAGGTCGTCGGCGTCGGCGGCGAGAGCCTGGAGCGCGGCGAGCCCGTCGGCGAACCGCTGGGCCATCGCCTTCGGAACGATCAGGTCGCCGTCGGCGGACTTGCGGGGCCGCTTCGGCTTGCCCTTGCCCTTGCCCTTGCCCTTGCCCTCGTCCTCGTCCTCGTCGTCGTCGTAGCCGACGCCCGGCGGCTTCTGCTCGGGCTCGTCCTCGGGCTTCGGGGGCTTGGGGCCCGAGCCCTTCTCGATCGCCTCGGCGGCCTTAGCGGCGATCTCGGCGACGCTCTCGCCCTCGGGTAGTGTCAGGCCTCCGAAGTCCACGAAGCCCCGCACGCGCGAGCGCAGGCGGCTGGCGGCGTCGTCCGGGCCCAGGGGGTACGTCGAGCGGAACTCGCGGATCTGGGTCTCGGAGAACCCGCCCTCGGCCGCCAGGTCTTTCAGCGCCTCGTCGATCACGCGCTCGAGGCCGCCCTTGGCAGACTTGCCATCGGTTGCCAGGGCGAAGGGGTTGGCGGGCGTCGGGGTGCCCGAGAGCTCCAGCAGGTCCGCCTCGGTGATCTCGATGCCCATCGGGCCGAGCCCGGCCGCCTCGCGCTCGGTCGCCGAGCCGTAGCGTTCGGACTTCGCGATGACGAAGCCGACCGAGCTGCCGGTCATCTTGCGGGACTTGAACAGGCGCGCGACCAAGTTGGCGAACGGGAAGTCCCGGTCTTCGTGGAACTCGATCTGGAACTTGAGCGCCGGCACCGCCGGGTCCAGCGAAGACTTGCCCCGCCAGAGCTTGACCGCGCGACCGACCGGCGGCGCGCTGGAGTCGTGAGCCCACAGGAACGGCGAGCCCGCGCGCTCGTAGTTCTTGGTCTGCCAGCCCTTGCCGCCCTTGCGACCGTGAACGCGGACGACGTCGCCCATGCGGTCCCGGTGCTCGGTCGAGCCGTCGAAGACGACGGTGTCGGCGGTCGAGGCGGCCTTGTCGATCGAGGCGATCGTGGAGCGGTAACGGGCGGACGCCTTCAGGTCGAGCACCTCGTCGGCCTCGAGCCCTCGGACGTCTTCGGGCGTGAGAATGCCCCCGGCGTACTTGAGCCGGAGGTCGTCGAGCTTTTGAGTTTTGGAGACCATCGGTTCTCGGGGGTCAGGCAGTCGGAGGAATGGCTCCCGGTGCGCCGACGGCGTCCGGGGGGTCGAGTTCGGAGTCGCCCGGGAGGACGACGTCGGGGACGTCTTCGACGATCGCAGCGAAGTCGCAACCGCAGTTGACGACGTTCGAGGCGCCTAGGGACTGGTGCCGTGGGTGCGGCGCGCGCTCGGTGCCGATCTGGAAGTCCTCGTTCGGGCCGACGACGGTCCCGTCCAAGTCCCAGTGAACGTCCCGGCGGGCGCCTCCAAAGCGCTCGGGAGCGCCGCCGCCGGTGATCCAGCGCTTGCCGATGACGACGCCCTCGTCGACTCCGGCCTGGATCTGCGCGCCTCGAGCGTGGGCCGCCGCGATCCCGGCCTCGGTCCGAGCGATCGCTAGGGCGCGCTGGCGGGCGTGGGAGTAGACCGTTCGAACGTCGTCCGTGATCAGCCCCCGGATCTCGAGGAGCGCGGCTTGGAGGTTGGCGGCACTCGGAGCTCCGTCGACCGCCCGGAGGATGCGGCGGCGGACCTGGCGCGCAATCGTCGAGTTGACGCCCTCCGCGACCTCGATCGGCTTGGTCGCCAGGAAACGGACGACGGCCGGGTCGGTCGCGGCGAGCTGATCGAGCCCCAGATCCGAGGCGACCGTCTCCAACTCGTCGGCCAAGATCTCGCCCAGGACCGGCTCGATCAGCCTGGAAAGCTCGTCCGCCCAGCGGCGCTCGGCTGCCAGGACGAGGGCCTCGATCTCGGCGTCCGGGAACTCGGCCTTGCGGACGAGGACGACGTCGATCTGGCGCTCGACGTCCTGGGGGCTCCAATCGCGGCGCGCGGCGAAGCTCGCGACCTCGGGGCCGTCCAGCCAGTCTTCGGCGCCCTTGAGGCATTGTCCGTCCCGCGCGGCCCGCTCGAGGAGCGCCTGAGTGTTCCTCGGCAACGCCCGCCGCGGCGGGTCGAGGGTCCAGCCGTCAAGCCGAGGAAGCGCCTCCGGCGGCGAGCCGGTCTTGATGAACTCGTCGATCGCCCGGAGCTGCGCTCGGCGCATCTTGTCGAAGACCCGCCGGAACTTCGCCCGGAGGGTCGTCTCGCGCGGTCGACGTCGGCGCTCCTGGGCCTTGGTGAACTCGCGGCGCGCGGTCGCCTGGGCCAGAGGGTCGCTCTCGGCTGCGCGCTGAAGGGCGGTTGACTCCTCGGGCGCCGGCTCCGGGTCGGCCTCAAGGGAACGCGCCTCGCCGCCCAGGGTGATCCCGGCAGCCTCAAGGGCGCGGATCGCGCGCTCCTCCGTGGGCTCATCCGGATCGGCCTCGGGGGGCGGCGGGGGCGGCGGGGGCGGCGGGGGCGCATTGCCTTCGCTGACTTCGGCTAAGAGTTGAGTCACGCGGGCCCGGTTGATCGGGAACGCCGCAAGCATGATTTCGGCCGCCGTCGCCTTGGGCAATTGGCCCTCAAGGACTTGAACGACGAGGTCGATCATCGCCGAGACCTGGGCGCCGTTGAGGCTTTGCCGCGGGTCCGCGGCCTCCTCGCCCTCGGCTACGCTGGGGCCTGTCGGCGCCTCGGGCTCGTCCGGGGGGCTTTGCGGGTTGCCCTCTTCGGGGGCGGGCTCGGGCGCCGGCTCCTCAACGGGCGCGGCAAGCTCGGCCAGTGGGCGCCAGGAGCCCAGGACTAGGGGGACGTCGCCGCCCTCAATCGGGCCTTCGGTCGGGACCCGGGCGATCTTGAGCGCCTGATTCAGCGGGACGCCTGACCGCTGGAGCTTGAGAGCGAGGTCGGCCTTCTCCGACAGCTCGCCTTGCAACGCTTCGACCTTCGAAAGGTCATAGCGGACGCGGTAGCCCTGGGCTCGGCGGTCCGTCAAGCGCGGGAAAAGCCCCGAGTTGAAGGCGTTCTCGATCAACCGCGCCCAAGGCACGATCCGCAGCTTGTAGAGCGCCCCGAGCTCGGCGTTCAGACGCGCGGCGAAGTTCGAATCGCCCATCCCGAGAAGCTCTTTCGACACCCGGAACGCGGCCGAGACCCGCTCCTGGTTCGCTGTGAGGCTCTCGACGTAGGCCATTTCCTTCGGATTGAACGCCTGGGCCTGGTAGGTCGCGCCTCCCTCAAGGATCCGCGTCCCGCCTGAATTCTCCAGGTCGTCGAACTCCTCCGCGATCTCGTCCTTGAGGCGATCCCGGTCGTCCGGGTCGAGGATCTCGCCGATCATGACGATGCCGCCGGGTTCGCCTCCGTTCTGGAGGACCGAGTTGCGGTATCGCTCGGCCAGGTAGTTCTGGGCTGCCGGGCCCCAGGCGGCCTCCATCGGCCCGAAGCCCCGGAACGGGTTCCGCGGGTGCAAGATCCGCGGCATGAGGACCGTCGCCGGGTCGTAATCCTTGGGCCGACCAGAGACGACGACGCTCCACTTTTCGATAAGGTGCGTCTTCGGGTTGAGCTTCTCCCTGATCGAGGGCCCGGCCACCGGCCAAAGCTCCGTCGGCGTGTCGATCCGGGCGTCGGGTGCCCCCTCGCCGAAAACGTTCAACCGCTCGCCGCCCCTGCCGGTCATGACGACCGCGACCTCGCCGTCCAGGCAAAGGCCTTGAGCCATCGCCGTATTCGCAAGCGCAGCGTTGTGGAGCGGGTTCCAGTTGAGGAACAGGTCCGAGATGGGATCGCTCTCGGGGACCGGCTCAATCTCCTCGGAGGCCCGAAGCGGGTCCTCGGGGTAGACCCTCAGCGGCAGCTCGGCGAAAGCGTCCTGAATGAGCGTAACGCAGGAATAGACCCAGTCGCTCTGTTCGTAGGGGCGCTGGATCTTGTCAGTCTCGAACTTCTGATTCCCGGCCCCCAGGATCGAGCTCTGAAACGAAGTGAAGCTCCCCATCGACTTCGCGATCGACGCTCCCCCGCTCCCCCGGAGGATGCCGATCCGCCCATCGGGCAGCCGGACGGCCATTCGAGAGCCGCTCGAGGGCGAGCCCTTAGCGGGTGCGGCCTGCCCGCGGGCGGCTACGGGGCGCTTGCGTTGTCGAGCCATCTTCGGAAGTCGGGCGTTTGAGGCGTCCGGCCCGGATGCGCGCCTTCCGGGACCTCGCGCAAGCGAGAATGAGCGAATCGGAGAAGTCCGGCGACCGGCCCTCGCGCTCTCGGATCTTCTCCTTCGGTTCGACGTAGAAGATCCCGCGGTCGTCAAGAGCGTAGGATATCCGGGTTAGGTCGGTCCACGTTCGCTCGTATCGTTCCGGCAGGGCGAGCCTGCCGACCTCGAAAAGTCTGCGGGCGGAGTAGTGAAGCTCGGATCGGCGGTTGCGGAACTTCATCT